CCGTGCAAATCCTCGAGGTGCGTCTGTAACGGTGTCCCGGTGGCCGCAAACTTGTACTCGAAATGCGGGCTGATCCTTCTGATCAGGCGCGCCGTCTGACTGCTCCCGTTCCGGAATGCTGACGCCTCATCGCAATACAGAATCCCCGGCTGCTGATTCTCAAACATCCGCTCGAGGTGCGACACGTCATTCCGTGACGCTTCGTAATTCAGCAAGAGCACATCCCACGGCTCGCTGTACGCCTGGAGCCGATCATGCTTGTCCTTGCCCCGGCCATGCACAACGTGAAGATTCGGAGCGAACTTACGCAGCTCCTCCTCCCACTGCTGTGGCAGCACCCCGGCCATCTTCGGCATGATCACCACCATCCCTCGGAACTGGTTCCGCTCTTTCAGATAGCTCGCCAACCCGATGGCATAGACCGTCTTGCCTGTCCCGACCTCGGAGCCGATGATCCCAGCCTTTTGCGTGAGCATCCATGCAATATCGTTCGCCTGGTAATCCCACGGCTGCACCTCCATCTGTCCGAAGGTGATCTTCACTGACCCTGCTGGAGACGCCTTGATTCGAGCGGCCATCTCACTCGGCTGCACCCTGCCACCCTTCTGCAAATGCTTCCGCTAACCAACGAACCTTCTCGGCGTGCCTGCATGTCTGCCGGTACTGATACCCGCTGCAACTACACGCGCCAGCAATCACACGGTAGCTCGGCACACTGACAGAAAGTAAATCCTCCCCGCTCTGCGCGCCCATGATATCGACTCTCGAGAATTTGTGGACATCCACACGATCTCGATACCGGAGATAGACGTAAACAACGCCCGTCAAACCATCTGTTTCTGTTGCTCTAGCTTGTGGCGGACTCGTAGACCGCAGCAACTCATAGCGTTCGCTCATGTCTGGTACTACACCAAACGTTATGTGAGCATCACTCGTATCTGATTATCGCGTTCACCGTGAGATACGGTGCTGTGGCTGATCCGGTTACATCGCCGCCACCTGCCGCCGACGCTACATCCCCGCCGCTATTCGCCCCCGGCGAAGCTGAGACTGTGTTCCCTCCCGCTGCGTGCGTATGCGTTGAAGCTGCCGCCGTGCTCGGGTTGGTATGAGTGTGATCCGTCTCGGTCCCGGTGTTGCTCGCCCCACTGGTAGCCACGTTTCCGTAGGTAGCCGATGCCCCGTGAGTGTGTTCGTATGCGTATCCGGCCACTGCGTGAACGTGCGCCTTGGATGTGTAGTTGAGATACCCCTTCACATCTGGAGAAGCATGCACGATGTAGTAAGTCCCATCAGTGTGGGAATGGCTCGTGCTCGATGAGCTAGCCCCCAAATCCACATGAGGAAACAACCCAGAGTGATCAACCGTTGCCAATCTCGCGCCTGGCACCCCTCCACCAGTTGCTGCTGTCTGCAACGAATTCGCAGAATGGTAGTGATTCGCCCCAAGGTGATTATGGCTCCCACCTGCCCCACTGACCCCCTGCGTATGAGAGTGTGATCCTCCTGATCCGGAAGTCCCCACGGTGTGATCGTGTGCTGCCGCCGCCGTGTGCGTATGCGCATCCTGCGTATGAGAGTGCGTCGGCTGCGTGTGCGTGTGGTCGATGCTCCCCGCCGTCGCCCCAAGATTCCCTTGCGACGTGACCCCGGCGATCATCCGGCCTCGCAAATCGGGAATGTTGAACGTGGTCGAACCATCCCCGGTTCCGTAGATCGTACCGATGATCCCGAAGAGCTTGTCATAGGTCGTTCTCGAGACTGCTGTTCCATCTGCCAACAAGAACCCAGCCGGAGCTGCGTCGGCTGTCGGCCACCAAAACACCCCTCCCACGGGAACCGTGCGAAGAACAGAATCAGCATATTCCTTGGTCGCCAAGTGATTCGCTGCGGTTGGATTAACTCCACCCACCTCGCCCGTGAGCGCTCGTGACCCATCCGGAAGCAGGTACTGGGTATGCGGATCGCCGGTCGCCCCTCCAGTGAGATCGGTATGCGACACCTTCGGCTGCGTAGCCCCGGTATGCCCGTGATCCTCTATCCTCCCACGAACGCCCCTCAGCGCCGTGATAGCGGACCCCGACCAGTCAACCTCGGCCACCTTCCGGTACGGACTCGTGGCCGGAACTGTGGTACTCACCTCGACAGCGAACGTATCCACCGCCGCCGTAGCCACCACGAACACATTGTACGTGTCGGCGCTCTCGGCCACAAAGGTGTGATTCACTGTCGTGTCGTTCCGGCGCATCTCCCCGCCAATGTAGGCACTCGCCACGTCATCACTCGAGGCTGCCACCACCTGCACGATGGTCGTGCCGGAGATCGTGACCTTCAGATTCAAGAACCCAGCCAAGTGCTTCTGGAGACTGTTGAACCACTCCGCCGGAACGATGCTCGTGACATCAACAAAGGTAGTTTTGATCTGTGCCATTAGCTCGCCCTCACGATGTAGTTCATCCGCAAACTCGGAGCCTGCGCTGTTCCCAATGCGTCATCTCCACCCGCAGCGAAGGAACCCCCACCCCCGCTCGCCATGCTCGGTGTCCCGCCTCCAGACGTTCCACCAGAATGCGTATGCCCCTCAGTAGTGGTGCTCGTCGCCGGGTTGGTGTGGCTGTGATCCCCACTGCTGGCGTACCCCGTGACGGCTGTCGGGTAGTTGTTTGGTCCCCCGGTGTTCCCGCTTACGGCTCCCGGTACGTGAGTGTGGTCATAAGCATTCCCAGCCACGGGGTGATAGTGCGATACAGACCCATAAGCGCTGTTGCCAAAGGCGGAATATCCTGACGTGCTCAGCAACGACCCTCCACTGTGGATATGACTCGTGCTCGAGCTGTAATTGTCCAGATCACTTGCTGCGTATATACCCGCCGACGCCTGGCTTGCATGTGGAGCACCCACTGAATGACTTCCGAAACTACCCAAGGCCAACGTACCTGCGAAGTGGTAGTGGTACGGAGCAACATGATAGTGATTGCCTGTAGCCACCATGCTCCCCTGCGTATGCGAATGCTCGACGCTCGGCCCCCCAGTTGTGGGAATCGAATGAGAGTGAGACGCCGTTGCGTGAGTGTGTGCCACCCCTGTATGCGTATGCGTTGGCTGCGTGTGCGAATGCGCCCACGTTCCACCTGTAGCCCCAATCGTGCTTCCTGTCCCCGCTGCCGCCTTACCCAGCGGGAGACTCTGCCGAAGATCGGGAACATTGAAGTTCGCTCCAGCTCCACCGAACGCGTACCCAAGCACCGCGAACAGAGCCGCCTCGGCTGTGGTGTCATAGCTCGTTCCATCACACATTTTCCATCCACTCGGCAACGATGTGTCGGCTCCTGCGAACGGGAGAATTGTTCCGATAGGAAGACCTGGAACCGTGATCCCGTCGATGTATCCCTTGGTCGCCAAGTGCGCATCTATGGTCGGCGTGATCCCGGCCACCACTCCTGTGAACGCTCGAGACCCACTCACGGGTGAGTACTGGGTATGTGGGTCGCCGGTAGTCGTCCCGGTGATCTCGGTATGGTCAACCACACCAGACCCTCCCAGCGGAGAGTGAGTGTGCTGCACATTCCTTCCGAACGTCTGTCGAATGCTCGTGATGGCTGCACCATTCCACACAACCTCGGCCACCTTGCGATACGGTGTCGTGGCCGGTGTCCCGGTCGTGACGGACATATTGAACGATGTCACCCCTGCTGGTGCCGTGACGTAAACGCTGTATGTGTTCGCTAGCTCGGATGTGAAAGTGAAGCTCACCGCTGTGTCGCGGAACCGCTGCTTCCCCCCAATGTAGACAGCCGCCACCAGACCATCAGACCCCGCATCTATCCGAACCTGCGTAGCTGTCGGGTTGTCCACTTTCAAGGTAGCCAACCCAGCCAAATGCTCCTGCAACAGATTCAACCACGCCGCCGTGACCACTGTCACCGCATCCGTGAACGTTGTCTCCTTGTTGATAGCCATTATGCGTCCGCCTTAATGATGTACTGAACCACCACGAACGGGGGATTCTCTGATCCTGTTGCGTCATTACCGCCCGCCGATGATGTCCCCGGTGTGTTGGCACTGGTAACCGTGAGCGCGGTCCCGGTAGAACCCAACGTATGCGTATGTGCTCCACTCGAGGCCGTAGTTGGGTTGTTGTGGGCGTGAGTCCCGGCTGATCCGGTCGCCGCAGTACCGTCCGCAGAAACTGATCCCGACCATGAACCTGGCGGATGATCGTGAGTCTTGGCATTTGACGTTGGAACATGCGTGTGCGTGAACGAAGTCGATCCGCTCGATCCAGAATTGAAATATGTGGATGCCCAGTGATACAACGTTCCCGAACCGGAGTGGGAGTGAAGATCGCTGTCGGCCCCTCCATCCAAATCGTCCTCTGGGAACAAACCGGGGCTTCCGGAGAATCCCAAACGAGCAGTGACTGTCGGACCTGGCGTCCAGTTTGACGTGAGCGTACCCGCAGAGTGACCGTGACTATTCCCAACGTGAGTGTGATTCGCCTCCGTGCCACTCCCACTCTGAGTATGTGTGTGCGCCCCGTCTGAACCCACTGCTGGATTCGTGTGTGAGTGCGCCGTCATCGGATGTGTGTGCGCTGTCTCCCCGTGAGTGTGCGTCGGCTGTGTATGCGTATGGTCGAGCGCCCCACCCGTGTCCCCAAGCGTCGATCCGGTTCCGGTTGTTGGCTTCCCAAACGGGAACACACCTTGCATGTCTGGCACATTGAAGTTCGTTCCACCATCGCCTCCGTATGCGTCTGCAAGCAACGCTGCCAAGACTGGGTATGTCGCATTGAGATAGCTCGTCCCGTCGCACAGAAGCCACCCTGATGGCGCTGCTGAGCCTCCAAAGGGAACCACCGTACCCACCGGCACACCCGCTGTGAGCTGATCATCTGCGTACTTCTTCGTAGCCAGCTTGGTGCTCGAGGTCGGGTAGACCCCCGATACAACGCTCGTGAACGGAACCGACCCATCGACTCGAACATACTGCGTGTGGATGTCGCCGGAAGTGAGATTGTCCAAACTGGCGTGAGCGAGCTGCTGCGCCCCAGACAGCACCGTGTGATCGTGCTCCTCGAACCGGCCTCGCACCACCCGCAATTCCGTGATCTCGTCCAGCGTAGTGTCGTAATCAACCTCGGCCACCTTCCGCACATTCGTGCCAACCGGCGCTCCATTCACCACCTCGATAGCGAAGAGGTTATCCCCGCTGTCCCCAACCACATAGACATCGTAAGTAGCAGTCGCCTCCGCCCCTGTGAACACTGACGTGATCGGAGTCTCGATAATCCGCATCTCCCCACCGATGTACACGGTAGCTGCGCTGTCGTCCGCTGCCGCCGAAATCGTCACTGTCTGCCCGCTGGCTGTTACCTGCAAATTCACCCAGCCAGCCAAGTGCTCCTGAATCAGATTCAACCACGCTGCCGTGACGGCTGTGGTCCCATCGACATAGACAACCTCTGTGGCAATGCTCACAACGTATCTCCCGCCACGCTGACACCTGGGACGAACCCACCGTATGTGTACGTAGTGACTGTCAAGTGAGCCGGAAGTGCGGCCTCAAATGCGGCCTCAAATGCGGCCTGCTCCTCCGGAGTCTTATAGGCATACACAGTCACGTCCAAATCATACGTTGCATAGTTCTCCGTGATCACCCCGTCCACCCCATCGAAATAGGAACGAATGAACGCCTCGAAGTCCGCCAACGTCCTCGGCCCAATGATGATCCTCGAGAGCACAGCCGCGCGCCTGTCCGCCGTGGACACATTGTCCGGAGCCACTGCTACCCCGGCCATCTGCTCCCAGAGCCGCAAGCCCCAATCCACCGTCTCGTTCACAAAGAACTGCTCCAACACTCTATCCAGCGCGGCCCGCAGCACGCTGATCTCCTCACCCATCGCATCCATCAGATCGCGAATGTACGCGTCATGCTGAAGGTAATCCGGCATGTAGTAGAGCAACTGGTGGCCCGACGCGTATTCGTACACGGTCGTGACCGTCCCAAACCCAGGATCGGGGTCTGGGTCCGGAGCCACCGCAGTCTGCACAAACGTGATGTGCTCTGGGGGATACTGCCAACCGAACGAGAAGGTCATGAGAGGGTAACCACCCCCATCGCCGCCTTCTGTGTCGTGGAGATCGTGACATTGATTGCCCCACCATTCACCAGCAACGACGAAAGATCAGCCACGCCAAGCGTCGTGACGATAGCCGCCGACACCTCGCTGTAAATCACATCATCACCAACCCCAAGCGTGTCGTAGTACGCCTGGATGCTCGCCTCGACAGCACTCTGCACCCCGGCCACCGTGAACCCAGTCTCCATCGTAAGCGTGGCGCTGATTGCGTGAGTGTCCAGAGTCGGAGTGCTCACCGTGACAGACGCTCCTATCGGGCGCAACGTCTCGATGTAATCGCTCACCGTCGTCTGCAAACCCGCTGAAGCCGGTTGAAGATCAGTGTCCAAAATCATCACCCGTACCGTGCCAGCCCCAGACCACAATGGTTCACACGTGGCCGCGCCCACGCCCTCCACCTCGAGCGCCCACGTCACGTAATCATCTGCCGTGCCTGCCCCTTGGAGCGCAGCAATGGCAGCCAGCAATCTTGCCCGCAGCTCCTCGTCCGTCTCCGTGTCCGTGCCACCTGTGGTCGCCGCAGCATTTGCTACCGACGTGATCCCACTGACAACCGTAACCATCCGGTCAATGGCATTGATCGGCAAGTTGGCATCAGAGCCTGGATTCACCGCCGTGACAGCAATATCCACCGTACCCGCCGACAACGTGCCATCAGCATCTGTGGCGAACACCACCGGCTCGTTCCCCGATCCAGCCAACACCGTGTTCGACACCTGCGTGCCCGCCGGAACCAAAACCCCCGTTGTCCCATTGAACGTGACCGTCCCGGTCGCGTACGTCGCAGCCTTCCTCGTGACGCCGTGCTCCTCAGCTCGAGCATCCAAGAACAACCCGTACGTCGTCTGCACGTAGCCGAACTCCACTACTTGATCGAGTGCCGTCCACAGCTTCCCGATCTCAATGGCAAGAGGCGCGATCAGATTCCACGCCATGCTCCCCTGCGCGATGTCCAACACGCTGTCCATGTTCGTGAACATTCGATCACGAACGGCCTCTTCTGTTTGATCACCAAACGGCGGATCAGGAATTGATATAGGCATTGATTGTCCTTATCAGGCTCAGGTCGAGCTGCAAAAGTCTCAGCTCTCCAGTGTACGTTACCACCCGCACCACGGCGATGAACGCTGACGGATTACCTACGTCCCGTCCCTGCGTGACCCGCACGCTCGTGACCGTAGCCACTCGAGGATCAACCAGGATGGCCTCGCGGATTGCGCGGATCACCTCCGACTCAGCTTCGTCCTCCGGAACTGAAGACTCGATCAACTGCACGAATTCCGTGCCGTACTGGTTGTCGTATATCTCCCACCGGAATCTGTCCGTCGCCAGACACATCGTGATCCACTGCTGCAAAGTCTCCGGTCCCGTGACGCGCATCACCTTGTTCCCCTTGATCGCCAAATGGGGAACCTGCTGCAACGGGTCCGTGCAATTGCACTGGGGATTGATATGAAATTCCCACGCCTCACCGTACTCAATCGTAGGCTCAGCCACCGGCACTTCTACCGCTGGATCATTCACACCATCTGGCAACAACTGAGGCACGTTCTATTCCTCCCCCTCCGGCTCTGGCACAGCCTGCAACGGAGCTACAGGAAACGCCGTTTCCGGCTCTCCTGGCGCATCTGGGACGCTCTCCTGAGCTTCTGGGGGATTAAGGATGGCTTCCAAATCAACCCCGGCCTCCTCGAGCCGCTGGATGAGCTGCCGATTGGCCTCCTGCTCTTCCGCCGCCTTGATCTTCCAAAACTCGATCTCGGCAGTTAACCCGCCCATCCTCTCGAGCGCGCGCTGCATCGCCGTGATCTGCGCGCCGTCAATCTTCTGTGGTTCCTGTTGTTCCATGTTCCGCACCCCTCTCATGTCATAGCCATTTCCAAATTAGCCACACGCCTCTTCAGCTCGAGATAATCCTTCACCAGAGCCGTGTGATCTGCCACCAATTCCTCCTGCCAAGAATCATAGAATAATCCGTGATCCTCTCCTGTGTGCGGGTGCTTCTCGATACGTTTCTCAGCAACGCCCGCTTCTTTCACCTCTTCAAGAATGAACCCGTACTTCGTCTCCTGGTAGTCCAAATTGTCGATGAAGTCCGTGTCGGGATGCTTGCGCAGCCGGTAACTGACGGGCCGATAGCCAAGGAAGGGGGAATCTTCAACGCTGTGGGTTTTGATCTTCCGCTTGTATTTTCTGGATGACGTGTAGCTGTTCTGACTCACCCGCGCAGTCGTCCCAGCACCACCAGTGTTGACCCTCACTACCCCATAGGCTGTGGCGTCGTAGTAGATGCTTGACACATACAAAAGGCTCCAGTCTTGATACCAAGTGAGATTGTTGTAGACCATAGAGATGCGTGTGTAGGCAGGCATCGTTGCCGCGGCTCCCAGCGTGACCGTCCCGGTTCCGATCCGACCGTAACCGTCCCCGGTATAGATGAGGTGCATAGATGCGGAACCGAGATATCCAGACTCACCAATGCTGATACCAGCAGACCCATCGTCATAGTTGCCGCCAGTGGTCGGCGGTTGCAGCGTGAGCCACGCATGCTGAGTGGTGTACGGATCGGTGCCGTATATGTGCATCCCAGTATTTGCAATCAGGGCAAACTGTGTACCAACACGTGAGATTCCCAAGATGTGCGTTGTGGTGTTGTGAGCATAGATTCCCATGCTGGTGTCGTTGTAGAAATAGACGGACGGCGAAGCCGCTGATCCATTACCTGCATACAATCCCTGAGAAGACCAGCCAGCATTCCAGACGCCTCCAGACACCATTGCAGCAACACCTGCTGCGACCCTGAAGTGGCCGAGCTGTGTGTCACCCTGAAACGAGTACACCGGGGCCGACTGCGACCCTGTAGCCGTGCCAAAAGTCAACGATGGCGAACCTGTGGCCGTAGAAGCAGAGCGCAATGTCCCGGCGTTGAACTCGGCCATGTGCGTGCCATTGCCAGAGAAGCCAATCCGAGCAGTACCAATCCTGTAGATGCCTGTGCCAGATTGACTATCGAAGGCAAAAGATGGAGTGGATACAGACCCGTCTGCTGCCAGAAGCTGACCGTCAAAGGACAAGTCAAGAAGATCGGAGCCGTTGCCAAAGAAGTCCAATCTGCCACGTGCCGCGGTTCCCGGCCCTCCACTCCAGTATGCATACCATCCATTGTCTGCGCCGCTCGGTTTGACCAAAAGCGTTCCCTGACCCGTCCCACCAGTCTGCGGGACATTGAACCCAAGATCATCCATCGTGAGAGCACCCGTCATGGTGCCGCCTGCCAGCGGCAGATAGTCCGCCAGATCACTCACGAGTGCATAGGTCTGGAGATCACTGATATCCGCCTCAACCAGCGGCCGATCCACCCAAGCGGTTCCGCTGTACATCAGCGCATCGCCGGTCGTAGGCCCACTGATCGTTACGTCCCCAAGCCCGTCCAGACCAATTTGCTCATTCACCCATTCGCTTGTTCTCCAGCGAAGAACATCCCCCTCGGATGCCGTCGTGATCGTTACGTCCCCAAGCCCGTCAATCCCGTCCGTGACCAACACGTACTGCGGGTGATCATCGTCCCCCAACCCAAACAGTGATCCGTGATCCGTGGCCCCCAACGATGGCGTGGGGAGCACTCCCGTGACGAAGAAGTTCTGTCCGCCCTTCAGCGACAACACCGCCACCCGCTGATCCACCGCTGGCGCGACCGGCGTGGCCCATGTCGCCTCGAGCGCCCCAGCCGAAAACCCATCCAACAAAATCTCGACCGTGGCCCCATCACCAACATTGGCCACCGTTCCAAGCGCAACCTGATCCACCGCTCGAGACTCTCGAGCTGCCTGACCGCGGATGATGTCCCGAAGCTGCACACCTGGATTCGTGATTGATCCCTTATCGCTCATGCCACCGACACCTCGTCCAAAATGATGTCCGGTTCAACAGCCTCACGCTTCACCGTCGCCACCGACTCGGCCCGTGAAATCGACCATGTATTCTGCACGCTCTCCACGTAGTAGAGCCGGTTCAAACCCCAGTCGGAATCAATGAACCTGATCTGCTCCCCGGCGCGCAAGTTCGGAACCAACCATCCCGTGATCTCGACGTACTCCTCCGGAGCGGCATACCTGTCCAGCGTCTTCTGCACGATCTTCAGCACCTTGTCCTGATCCTCGGCGCTCGAGAGGTATTCCACCCGCTGCCGCTGTCCGTACAAGCTAATGCTCTGATCGTTGGTCTTGGTGGACACCACAGACGGCTTGTCTGCTTCACCCTCGAATACCCCGTACACCTTCACCTTGTTGATCACGTCTCGAATCGACCGGGTACGCCGAACGTCCTGCACAGATTCCCCAGTCTCAAACACCCAGTACCGGCTCTGATCTCCCTGCTTCCGCATGTTCAACCGGCCCACATCGGCATACACGTAGTACACCTCGCCCGTGAGATCAGCGTGCCGCTGCACCGCCTCCTGAATCAAATCCCACAGACCCCGACCCCGCATGACAATCTGCCCCAAGGTCTGCGTAGTCGTTGGAATGGTCCCTATCGGAATCGAGAAGTCGCGGCAGACCTGTCCAACGATGCTCGAGAGAGAGCTGTTCTTGAACACGTAATCCTCATCATTCGTGACCAGAAACTTCGCAATGTCGTACGCCGTGACCGTCCGCTCGATCTGCCCCTGCGATCTCTGATCCACCACGTCCTCGAAGATTCCCCTCCACAGCTCCCGGCGAACCAGCTTCCCCGTGATCAGATCAACCAAAGGTGCCGTGATCCGACAGCTCGAGCCTTCACCCCCAATGCTCAGAATGTCGGCCACCTCGCCCACCGCGTTGATATTGACCTCCACCCCCGCAGTATTCACATGATCCGACCTCGTGAATTCAGACACCACATCAGAGAAATTGAGCACACGACCATCCGCCCTCGTGATCTCGAAGCGAATATCCCGAAGGTGAATGTCCGATACGTCAACCCACTCGACAGCCATTATGGAATCACCAACACTTGTCCCGGCTTGATCAGATTCGGATTCGACCCGATCACTCCCCGGTTTGACTCATAGATTGTTGACCACTTGGAACCCGACCCGTAGAACCTCTTCGCAATCGCCCACAGCGTATCCCCGCGCACCACCGTGTATGTGGTCCCGGCCAATGGTGGTTCCTGTCGTGCCGCCGTAGTCCCTGTGCTCGAGGCCGTCGCCACTTCCTCGACCCGCACACGCTGCTGCCTCCACTGGCGGAGCGTGATACCGAAATACACCGCATCCGGCTCCCCGCCCTCATAGCTGTGGCTGAACTCCGTGATCACCATGAGCTGAGAGAATTGCGTCCCTGTCACCGTGACCCGAAGCGGCGTCGGAGCCTGCTGCACATTGTTGGATCGACCCAGCCAGAACAGCAACCGATCAATCGTGTCCTCCGGCGTCTCGAGCTGCACGTAATTGCAATACGACGGGTCATACTGCCGTGGGAAGAACGACTCAAACGTGATCTCCTGCGGGTTCACCTCCCCAGCCAACAGAGCCACACCCAAGTTGATAATCGGCACTTCGTTGAAAGAGCGCCCGTCCACCACCTGAATGCGAGGCGGGTTCACCGGAAAGATGAACCTCTGACCTCGTTTCTCATCCTTCAGAACGATGGACTCTCTGACCTCGTTAGCCATTCAAAACCGCCTTCTCCAACTCGCGAACCACGTAGGCTGCTGTCTGCTGTGCGTTCCCCGCTTCCGTGATGTTGATATTGGCGTGAACCACCGTGCCACCTCCGCCGCCGGTCGCCTGAGCACCACCATTCCTCCTCGGCCTGAAGCTGTAATCCTCCGGTCCCGCCTCCCCGGCCAAGAACATCGTCGGCTTGTACACCGTGCCGGAACCACCCAGAGCCTCCTGCGTGACGCCCCGGCCACCGCTGATCGTCCCCGTTGTGGCCCCGGCCACCGGACCAGTGGGAACCAAGCTCGGCAATGCCCCGACCCATCTACCGAACGTAGTTGCGGCCCACATCGACAATCCAGCACCCGTGATCTGCCGCCCCGCTGCATCCTCCATATCGTTCGCTGCTGACTTCTGAGGATCAATCACAGCGTTCCAATCACCGAAATCAACCTTGGCCCAATCAATCCCTCTCTGTCCAGCAAGACCGTGACTGTACGCCCCCGGCCCGCCAAGTGGTTGTGTCGGGAGATCAGTGACGAACTTGCGCGCCTCTTCCCCAGCCATCCCGCCCTGCACCAAACCTTGCAAACGAGTCGCAGCACGATCAGCCTCTTCGGCGTCTCTCTTCTTCTCGCCCGCTGCAATGGCATTCTGAATTCCCTTTTCCACCAACCCAGCCATGATCAATGCAATACCAGCCGTACCCAGAACAACCGCAGCCGCGGATGCAGCCGTAGCTATCAATGCTGCCATTCCTCCTGCAACCGCTGCTCCTCCAGCCGCCGCAGCGCCCGCTCCAGCGGCAGTAGCCGCTCCTGTGGCCGCAGCACGCCCCAGAATCATCCCTAAGCCCTTCCAGACCGCCATGCCGCCCAACATGCCAATGATCGGATTAACGCCCGTCTTGGACGCTACAAAGGCTCCACCAGCACCACCTGGCCCGCCGACGATCCCACCAACAATCGTGGACAGAGCGGTTCCCACTGTGCTCTTGAAGAACGCCTCCCAATCGAAATCCTTGAATGCCTGCGTGAATCCCTCCACGAACGCCTGTCCGAACTGGTACGGGAGCGATCCAGTCATGTCCTCAGTCTCGATACCGGCCAACGCCC